GCTCTGTGCCAGCATCGCGCAGGATATGGAGGAATGGGATGAGACTGACACCAAATGAGATTGAAATAATCAGGATTCACATTAATGCTTTTAAGGAATCACTGTGTAACCGAGGCAGATGGAACGAAGCACAGGAATATCAGGACATTGTAGATAAACTTGATGACTTATTAACAGAGCCAGACAGTCAAGGCAGATGGGAAGTAGAAGAAAACGGAGAAATGTGTATATGCAGCGAGTGCAGAGCCGTATTCGATCTTAGTCTTGGTACAGGATGCTTCGTTAACGGAGATGAATTGCCTTTGCTTAAATATTGTCCAAACTGTGGATCAAATATGAATGTATAGAAAGGATAGAAGATGAACGAGAAAACATATACTAACAAGCTTGCATATAACAACGCCTATAACAAGCGGAAGTATAAAGCATATACATTCCGTCTCGATCAGATCCGCGATGCTGATCTGATCGCTCTCCTGGATGAACTGGATACAGTACAATTCATCAGGAATGCTCTGAAGGACTTCATCAGGCAGCATGAGCTTGCGCAGAATCTGAAGAGCAGGAAGAGCAAACGCTTAGGCATGCCTTATGAGGTTTATTCAATCACTCCGGATGGATTCCGGGAAATGATCGGAAGCGCTGAGAATCTCGATAATGCAAAGGATATGAGGGACAGCGCTGCGGATCTGTATGCCGGTTATGACGGCATGAATATTCCAGATTTCATTATCGTGAAAAGATATATGAATAAATACGGTACAGTAGTTGCCATGAAAGTCACAGCATGAAAGCGAAGCAGATTATAAACATGGCAGCTTACCAGGTCAATAAGCTGACAGGAGGCGCTCTGAATGAGGCATATCAGACTCTGAAGAGCGTATTCAATAAACGAGCGAAGACATTCCGTAAGCATGGGGCAGAGCGTGCTCTGCCTCCAGGCTTCCGGAAGGGAATGCAGAGCTCGGTCGGTATGAGTGAATCGGAGAAGCTGCAGGCTCTGAAAGATGTCTCTGCATTCATGCGCGGAGAGCGCTCCAGCTATTCCGGCTGGAGACGGTCAGAGCTTGATCAGATGGAAAGCCTCAATGAAAGACTGAAAGGAGTATTTCATTTCGACAGCCTGGATGATTTCCGTCAGTATGGGGAATTCATGGGAGCAATGCAGACAAGGCTCGGAGAAATGTGGGGAGGAGAGAGCTCACAGGTCAGAGAGCTTTACTTCCAGTCGAAAAGGCTCGGTGTCGATTCAAATCAGTTTCTGTGGAATTATGAATACTGGATCGAGCATGCGGAAGAACTGCAGAAAGCAAAGCCGATCTCATATTCCGGAAGAGGACTGAAGACATCAGATTATGCCCGTCAGCTGAATCTTCCGTCAATCAATGAATTCTACAGAAAGAGATACTCTGATGTTATGCAGGAAGCTCTGCTGAAGGATCTCAGTGGTAAAGAATTGAAGAAGTATGTAGAAGAGCAGTATAGACCGGTATCCGGCATCGTGAGGAAGAGGAAAAAATGATTTATAACGTGAGTGATTATGATTTCTCTTTTCTGGCAGATATCCCTGTACTGAAGACAAAAGGAAGAAAACGCTCACGGCAAGAGAAATACCTGGATATCATTACTGCCTTCGATATCGAGACAACGAACATCGACAAGTATCAACAGTCTGTTATGTATATCTGGCAGTTTCAGATCACAGATGAAGATACGATCATCGGCAGAACCTGGGAGGAATTCCGTACACTGATCCGGATCCTCTCCGGCTATGCTGCCGAAGCCGGCGCATATATAGTATGTTTCATTCATAATCTTAGTTTTGAGTATCAGTTTATTAAGTCAGTGCTGCATATTGATTCCTGTTTTGCGATGGATAACAGGAAGATCCTGAAATGCATATCCGAGCGGATAGAATTCCGCTGCAGTTATCTGCATTCTAATATGTCCCTGGATCGGTATCTGAAAAATAACAATGTTGAAAACAAGAAGATCAGCGGTTTTGATTACAGCAAGAAGCGCTATCCCTGGACAGCGCTCTCTGATGAAGAACTGCAGTATTGCATAAATGATGTTAAGGGTCTGGTTCAGGCGATCAAGCACGAAATGAAGAAGGATGGAGATAATCTGTATACATTCCCTCTGACATCGACAGGATATGCCAGGCGCGAAGCTAAGGAGGTTCTCGGAGGATATCGTAGATATATACAGCAGATGCTTCCGGATGTTGAGGTATTCCATGCTCTGAGAAAAGCCTTCAGAGGAGGAAATACACATGCCAACAGATACAATGCGAATATCATTCATGTATCTACAGATCAGGATCCGATCGAGTCCTACGATATATCCAGCAGCTATCCGTCTGTATTATTGACGGAGCGGTTCCCTGGGAAATTCAGAAGAGCAGATCCGGATCTCCTGTGGTTATTCCTGAAACATGACCAGGCATGCCTGATGCATATCATGCTGTATGATGTGCATCTGATCGATGAATCATGGGGCTGTCCGTACATACCAAAAGCGAAATGTGAGAGTATCACCGGAGGTATATATGATAATGGCAGAGTGCTGCAAGCCTCCAGTGCTGAGATGTATATCACTGAAATAGATTTCAGCATCATGCTGTCTGAGTATCAATTTGATTACTATGTGATGGATCTCTGGACAGCAAACAAGCGCAGGCTTCCGAAAAAATTCCGTGAGATGCTGCTGGATCAGTACCGGCAGAAGACATCTCTGAAGGGTGTAGATGATTATCTATGCGGAAAATATAAAGGGAAGTTTAACTCTAATTATGGGATGATGGTACAAAACCCATGTAAACCGGAATGGATCCTGCAGCCGGATGGAAGTCTGGAGCTGGATGTGAGACCGGTCGAAGAACTGATCGAGGAATACCAGCACAAGGGATGGCTGCCATATCAATGGGGAGTATATTGCACAGCATATGCAAGGAAGAAACTGGAGGAAGGGCTGCATGCGATCCCTCCGGATCGTTTCCTGTATGCGGACACTGACAGCATCAAGTATGTAGGGAAATATGATGATGTATTTGAAGAGTTAAATAAGAAATATAAGCATGATGATCTCTCAGCAGTCGATGCAAAAGGAAAGCGGCACTATCTTGGCGTATACGAGAAAGACGCATCATATAAGCGCTTCATTACAATGGGAGCGAAGAAGTACGCATATGAAGATGATACCGGTCTGCATGTGACTGTCTCCGGAGTCAGTAAGAAAGAAGGAGCTGCAGAGCTCGGAAAGTTGGAGAACTTCCGGGAGGGCTTTGTCTTCCGGACTGCCGGAGGAACTGAGCATATATATAATGATCAGCCTCCGGTCTCCAGCTGCCGGATCCAGGGACATAAGATAGATATCATCAGCAACATCGCTATTTATCCATCTACATATACACTGTCTCAGACGATGGAATATAAGCGGTTGATCATGTACCTGATGACGCATGATATCCGGTATGACTTGCATTATGAACGTTAAACATGTAACATGTATTTGCGGGATGCAATGCAGCCCAGTAGCATCCCGCGCCATATAAAGAAAGAAGAGGGTTATAAAATGAGTATTTCAAAATTCAATCACAACGGCAATGTATTCACTTTCAAAGCAGGCAAGGATTTCCAGTATTACAAGCTGAAGGATCTCGCACAGTATAAGGACAAGATCTTCCCGCTGCGCGCTCTGTTCATCAGCACAAAAGGAAGATATGGAGATAGTCCGGTCGCGGTAACTGATCTGTTTTATGTGAATCTTCCGTCTCATCTTCTGGATGATGTCCGCAACATCATCAGAGATCCGGAAACAGTAGCGGATATCAATGCCGGAAAATGCGGTTTCAAAGTCAGAGCATATCAGAACCAGAACGGCGGAGAATCCTACTCGGTTGAATGGGTGGAAACAGAACCGGATATCAAGGCATCTGATCTGCCATTCTAAGTTTTAATTAAAAGGGAAGGATGGGCGCTTCCCTTTTTCATATCTGGAGGACTATATGGAATTGTATGAACGAAAAACAGGATATTTGAAGATGGCAGGAATCATCGAGCTCGGTTTTCCTTTTGTATTCATCGCTGCAGCTCGCGGAACCGGCAAGACATACGGAGCGCTTCAATATTTATATCGGCAGCATAAGCCTTTTATACATCTTCGAAGGACACAAAAGGAAACTGATCTGCAGAATAAGAAAGCAGGATCTTCTTTCAAATCAGTATTTGAAGATCTCGGTGTTGATTATTCAATATCAGCAGCAAACAACATCGGCACAGTATATGATGACCAGGGAAACACGGTAGCATATAACATGGCACTGAATACTTTTGCAAGTGTCCGAGGCATGGACTTCTCAAACGTGGATCGAGTATTCTTTGATGAATTCATAGCGGAGCCTCATGTCCGGAAAATAAAAGCAGAAGGTTTTTCCCTGGCTAACTTTTATGAATCTGTAAACAGAAACCGCGAGCTCGAAGGAAGGGAGCCTCTGCAGCTGATCTGTGCTGCAAACTCCGTAAACATGGCAAACGATATCTTTCTGTATTTCGATCTGATCACGCACGCTGAGGAAATGCTGCAGACCGGAGAAGAATACAGGGAGATCGGTAACAAGCTGCTGATCATTCCGCAGCACTCTCCGATCTCAGAAAAGAAAGCTAAGACGGCATTATATAAGGCAGTCAATTCTGAATTCTCTGAGATGGCAATAAAAAACAAGTTTATCCTGAATGATCAGAGTTATGTCAAAAAGAGACCGGTCACAGAATACCGGTGCATCATCCAGCTTGGAGATCTCTTCATCTATGAGCATAAGAGCCGGAATGAGTATTATGTAACCTTCCAAAAGGGAAAATGCAAAGACATCTATACAAATGGATATGCAGACCGTCAAAGAGCAAAGAGAGCGCTCTGGCGCTTTGTAGGCTTCTATATGGACGGTTTAATAAGGTTTGAATCGTTTAATTGTGTAGCATTGTTTGAAAAGTATTTTGATCTATAATATATTATCTTTAGAGGAGCGGAGCGCCCTCAGGGAAGCCCCGGAAGGGCTGGGCGTGACTGTCCCCGGGTCTGCATCATCCGATGCATCCGCTGCCTCTGGAGAAGAAAGAGAGGCTGCTGCAGATGGATATCAATGCAATCGTTCAGGCTATCAGTACGGTAGGCTTTCCGATCGCTGCCTGCTGCATCATGTTCTGGTATTTACAGAAGGAGCAGGAAGCGCATAAAGTGGAAATGAATACTGTTACCGAAGCTCTGAATAAGAACACACTTGCTCTCACAGAGCTGAAGGATCTGCTGAGTCTGATGACCGGCTACGGAGGGAAAAAAGATGCGTCCAGGGAAAGTAAATAGTTATACGGATCTGGAGCTCGCTCTGATGATCTTTCAGGGATGCTTCGGAAACGGTGCAGCAAGACGGCAGGCTCTTGGATCCAGATATGACGCAGCACAGAGTCTGGTCGATCAGATCCTGAGAACCGGACAGATCCCTGACGGAGAAGGATCCGGATCGGTGGATCCTGCAAAGCTGCAGCAGTCTATTGATAAGTGTTTCGATTCTGTATTAAATCAGATCAGAGAGGAAATCATAAACGAGTATGAAAGTAAATGATATTATCAAGCTTCTCGATGCTGGATACAGCAGAGAAGAAATAGAAGCATTTGAAAAAGCAGAAGCACCGGAGGAAGCTGCTCCGGTTGATATTCCAGAGCCGGAACCGGATGCAGGGAAGAGTACAGAAGAGATGCAGGAGTCTGGTGCTGCTAACCACACACAGACCGATCCGGTTCAGGATCAGATCGCAAAATTGACTGCTGCCATGGAGCGTATGAGCGGTATGATCATCTCCCAGAATATCAACAGAACAGTGACAGAAGGCGCTCCTGGTAGAACAGTGGAGGATATGCTTGCTGAAGTGATCAATCCTCCGAGAAAGGAAGGAAAGAAATGAGTGTAAACAGCTTACAAATTGAAGATGTTTATCAGATCCTTAACTCCATTCATTCCCAGGCTACAGGACAGACATCGCTGGCACCAACGAATACTTATGAATTCACCAGCATGGCTACCACAACACTGGCTGCCGGAGTGGATACAGTTTATAATGCTCTGATGAACACGATCGGCAGAACTGTCTTCTCTGTTCGTCCTTATGAGCGCAAGTTTTCCGGACTCGTTCAGGACGATGTACGCTGGGGCGGAATCATGCGGAAGATCAGCTATGCTGATAAACCGATCGGAGCCGAACAGGCTTATCATCCTGTTGACGGTACCTCCGTAGATCCATGGAAGATCAATAAGAGCAATGTCCTTGAAATGCGATACTATGGCAGCGCAACCTATCAGGACACGGTAACGATCTTCAAAGACCAGCTCATGCAGAGCTTCGAGTCTCCGGCACATCTGGGCAGTTTTGTCTCCGGTCAGATGACACATATGTCTAACAAGTGGGAGCAGTATCTGGAGAACCTGAACAGAGCAACACTGGCAAACTTCATCGGCGCGAAGATCGATGCAAGTAACGGTGTTGTGCATCTTCTGACAGAATACAACACACAGACAGGGCAGACAGCAAATCCTCTGTCAAAGACTGACATCTGGCTCCCTGCCAATATGCCGCACTTCTTCCGCTGGCTGCGTGCTCGTATCAATACCATCGGAAGACGCATGGCTGAGAGATCCGGAGAGTATCAGGTACAGGTAACCGGCAAAGAGATCATGAGGCATACGCCTTTTGCAGATCAGAAAATCTATCTGCTTGCCGATGTTCTTGATCAGATTGATACGATGGTGAATACAGTCACATTCCATGATGAGCCTCTTGCTTATGCTGATGTTGAAGGAGTATCCTTCTGGCAGGATATCAACACTCCTGACAGCATCAATGTGACTCCGGCAGTTATCAATGCAGCTGGTGTTGTTTCCCAGGGAACCGCTGTCAATCAGGCTGATATCTTCGGCGTTATGTTCGATCGTGATGCAATCGGTACCAATGTGAAACTGTATGATGTAGCCAACAGTCCGTATAACCAGATCGGCAGATACTGGAATACAACACTCACGGCAAATCTGCAGTATACGAACGATCTGACAGAAAAAGGCGTTATTCTGCTGCTCGACTGAAATCTCCTTCAGATTATCATATGTCACTCCGGGAAGCCCGGGCGGATCTTCCGCTCGGGTTTTCTGGTATAAGAAAGGAAATACAATGCAGATCATTTTATATAAGAATTTTGCAAAGAAAGACAACAGCACAAAGCAGCCTGACAACACTGTGCAGAGTGATACATTTGATTGCGTGCTGAAAGACAATACCAGCGTGACGGATCCTGTAGTGGTTCTGGATCTTGCTGATAAGGTAAACTTTACAAAGTACACATATGCGTACATTCCGATCTTCGGAAGATATTATTTTGTGGTTGATATGGTTTCTGATGGGCTGCTCTGGGATGTGGTTCTCCGGTGTGATGTCCTGGCTACATACAAGGCAGAGATCGGAGGAAGCTCTCTGTATGTCCTCCGGAGCACTGCAGCATATGATGGAAGGATCATGGATACATATTATCCAGTAATGACATATCACACGGATCAGACTATCATCCAGAATAATCCTATGAATAAATCAAGCGGCACCGGAAATCCATCAGTAAATGCCGGTGTGTTCGTTCTTGGTGTTGTTTCAAAGGGTCAGACTGATTATAAATATGGCTCAGTAGATTATTATGTATGCACGCGATCAGCTCTGAAGAGAATCGTTGAGGCTCTTCTGGATGATACGATAACATCATCAGAGGGATACGATCCGGATAACATGGCGCTTGCTCTGCAGAAAAGCATCATCGATCCTCTGTCTTTTATTAAGAGCTGCATATGGCTTCCGGTTGACAGGACAGCATTATCATCGCAGACACAGCCATCTTTAAATATGCCGGTATTCACATGGAATCTGTCCACAGTCGCATATTATCATCTTGATATAAATCCGCCTCAGGTAATTAACACTGTTGAATTGACCAAGGTTTCTCATCCATCGGCATCAAACAGAGGCGAATATATGAACGTTGAACCATACACAAGGATTCAGCTTTCATATCCTCCTTTTGGAGCGTTTGAGCTTGACACTGCAGAATTATCAGGACAGAGCGCTGTCACATGCACAACATATCTTGATGCAATTACCGGCATGGCTACATTAAGAGTCAGAGCAAAAGAGAGCGGAAGGATCCTGATCAGCACATCTGCTCAGGTAGGCGTACAGATCCAGCTTTCACAGGTAGTGAAGGATATGATTGGCTCTGCTATGATGGCAGCAGGATCCGCTGCTGATCTGTTCTCTATGAATTTTGGCGGAGCTTTACAGAATGCGATCGGATCAGCAATATCAGCATATAAGCCTCTGGTTTCTTCAATCGGAGGAAATGGAGGATTCTCTGATCTGAATGGATTTGTAGAGCTGCAGCATTCTTTCTTCTATCCGGTAGATGATGACAATGCCAATGCAGGAAGACCGTTATGCGAGATCCGTCAGCTATCAACGCTGCCGGGATATCAGAAAATCATGGATGGAGATGTTACCATTGCAGGAACAGCCGGAGAGCAGGCTATGATAAAATCATTCCTGGAGGGTGGATATTATTATGAGTAATTATTCTCCAAGATTGTCCGCGCCATCATCATCAGATTTGAGATGGATCCAGGTCGGATCCGGTGGCTATAATCAATGTATTTATGGAAGCGATGGCGCTCCGTCTGTTCTTCCTAACTGCACCGGTTATGTACATGGCAGATGCATGGAGATCGCTGATATCAATACTGATAATATGGGGCTGTCATTTGGCGATGCTGTTCAATATTACAATGAATCATCATCAGACTGGATACAGTCAACAGAGCCGTCTCTCGGAGCAGTTGCTTGCTATTATACGCTTCCATGGCTCTCTCAGGCTTCTCCGCACCCCGGTCATGTGGCTATCGTTGAGGAAATCATAGACGCTGATACGATAACCGTATCACAGTCTGATTATGGTGGCGCTCGATTCTCTGTCTTCACATTGAGAAGAGAATGGGGATGGACTCCATACTCTGATCCATCAGCATGGGGAGTCAGTTTCATGGGATTTCTTAAAAATCCTTATGTAACTGATCAACCAGAGCCGGGAAAACTTGCATCGAAATATGCTATTCTATTCTTAGCAAAGAAGAGAAAGGAGGAAAAAGATCATGGCAGGATTAAACGGTATACCGGCATTATATGATCAGAAAAATATCTACAATGCCCAGGTAAATCCCAGCACTGTACACGCTTCGAATACGACGCTCTCATGGTTCTTTTACCGGTATCTCATGCAGAAGATCTTTTCTGTTTATGACTTCCAGCTGCCGGATGAATGGGATAGGGATTATTTTCTATATACTCTGTTTACGATCGGCTTCGGCGGAGTCCTGAATACAGACAAATATGGCACGATCTTCCAGCATGGAACACTCTCAGGCTATAACATCTATTACAGACCGACGATCTTCCTTGTATCGAATCCGGCACTCAGGAAGCAGTACCGGCTCCAGATCGGAGAGCAGACAGAGCTTATTAAACTTACACCGGATTATATGGGAGCCTTCGATATCGTGCAGCTGTATGGTGATATGATGGCTGTAACGCTGGAGAGCTTCGGAGTAAATGCTATCAATGCAAAATTCTCATATGTATTCATGGCAGAGAATAAGACAATGGCAGAGAGCATGAAGAAGCTTTATGATCAGGTAGCTTCAGGACAGCCTGCAGCATTTGCTGATCGGAAGCTCTTCGATCCGGAAGGGAATCCAAGATGGATGTTATTCCTTAATAATCTGAAACAGAACTACATCGGCGCGGATCTTCTGGAGACTCTGACAGAGATTGAAAATAAATTCAATACTCTGATCGGCATCAAGAATGCTAACAACGAGAAGAAAGAGCGCATGATCGTTGATGAGGTGAATGCAAATAACCAGGATACAAGAGCTCTCTGCTCTGTATGGCTTGACTGCCTTAAGGAGTCCTTTGAGAAAGTCAATGATATGTTTAATCTTAATTTATCTGTAAAATTAAGAGAGGAGGCTTCTGATGACAATGTTATCAGTGATGGGTCTTTATCAGTACGATCCGACGCTGTTTGATACGCTCCAGCTGCCGGAAGAACTGAATAAGGATACTCTGATCGGAAATATCCTGCTCGAATGTGCAGAGCTGGAGACATTTATATCAGATCCTGCAGTTCTGAAGGAAGCTATCGGATACTGGTCTAATAAGAATCTGGATAACTGGAAGAGGATATATGAAACACTTAAAGCAGAATATAATCCTCTGTGGAATAAAGACGGTACCTATTCAGAAACAGAGACAAGAAATCTTGCAAGCTCAGGAACCAGCACCGGATCAGTATCAGCTTTCAATACAACAGGCTTCCAGAATCAGAGCAAGCAGGATGCTTCCGGAACTGATACCGGCACTATTAAAAGAGAGCGCAGAGAGTCAGGAAACATCGGTTTGACAACTAGTCAGAGCATGGTGCGCGAAGAAGCAGAGCTCCGTAGAGAATTAAACATCTATGATTTTATTACAGAAGATTTTAAAAGCAGATTCTGCTTGCTGGTGTATTGATATGAGCGGGTTATTCTGGTTCACGCTTGGAGCAATATGCGGAGGATGCTTCGCTATGATTATGACATGTCTATTGATCGTCTCAGATGATAACGATAAATGGAGGTAATGAGATGGCTAAGAAAACAATTAAAGCAGCACCGGTGCTCAGAGCAGCATCGGAAACAGATTTTACTTTCAGGAATCCTTTAGAGGCAGTAATCAGATTCAATTCTGCCTGCGTTCTGGAAGTCACAGCGGACACGGAACAGAAAGCAATTTCTATCAGGCTGCTGGATGAAGTAAACGGAAAGACATACCAGGGTACAGCAAATCTGGAAGAGGTGCAGTGATGGGACTCTTTGAACATTTCCCCTATACCAATTTCCATGATCTCAATTTGAACTGGATCATTGGAAAAATTAAGAATGTAGAAACAGCAGAAGCTAATACAGCAGCATCTGCAGAAGCAGCTGCAGCATCTGCAGAAGCATCTGCAGGATCAGCAGAAGCTGCTGCAGGATCAGCAGAAGCTGCTGCAGGATCAGCCCAGGCTGCGGCAGGATCTGCGGAAGATGCTGCAGGATCGGCAGATGAAGCAGCCGAAACAGTTTCGAGCACAAGAGCACAAATCAATTTACTGCAGAGCAGAGTTGATAATATCATCCCGTCTGGAACGCAAACAGAG